GGCCATGCGCAAATGGGTCGGTGAAAAAGTGGTGAAATCCCTGTCCGGGCATAAATACACCATCGAGAACGATGACTGGGAAGCGACCATTGAAGTGGATCGCAATGATATTGAAGACGACCAGACCGGACAGTATGCCATTCAGGCCAGAAGCGCCGGGCAATCGGCGGCTGCCCTGCCAGATGACATTGTCTTTGCCCTGGTCAATATGGGTTTTGAACGCCCGTGCTACGACAAACAGTACTTTTTTGACCGTGATCATCCGGTCGGCACAAGGTCGGTGTCCAACAAAGGGAAAAAGGCGCTGTCTATTGCATCGATGGCGAAAGCGCAGGCGTCCTACGGTGCCGCCCGTACGGCCATGCGCCAGTTTACTGACGATGACGGCCGCCCGCTCAATATCAACCCCAATATTTTGCTGGTGCCGCCTGCCCTGGAATACACCGCCCGCGCCCTGATGACCGCCGACAGGCTGGAAGATGGCAAGGTTAACCTGTTTAAAGGCACGGCTGAAGTGGTCGTGGAGCCGCGCCTGACCCATGACAGCCGCTGGTATCTGCTGGATACCACCAAATCCATCAAACCGATTATTTATCAGGAGCGTAAAGCCCCGGTCATGGTGGAACAAACCAGCCTGGACAGTGACGACGTGTTTACCCGCCGCCAATACAAGTTTGGGGCTGAAGCCCGTGCCGCAGGCGGTTACGGTTTCTGGCAACTGGCGTATGGCTCTACCGGAGAAGAACAATAATGCCGATTTTAATTACTGCCAAAGTGGCGGACTTTCGCCGCTGTGGTATCGCCCACAGCGACAACACCACGTCCTACCCGGATGATCGTTTTACCGCTGCACAACTACGCGAGCTGCAAGCCGATCCGATGCTGGTGGTGTCCGTCGTCAATGAGGCAGATGTGCAGTCACCGGGGGCTGATAGCCAGACTCAGGTTGCCGGACTGACTGAGGAAGTCTCACGCCTGACCACCGAACTGGATTCCGTGACCGCAGAGCGTGATGCCCTGAAAAAAGACCTGGCGGCCCTGAAAAAGGGCGCGAAGCCGGCTAAAGAGGAACCCTGACCATGTACGCCACCCAGCACGACATGATCTTAGCCTTTGGTGAGCAAGAATGTATCAATCTCTGTGACCCTGACATAACGGGACAAATTGATGAGCCGGTGATGAATGCCGCCTTAACCCGCGCCAGTGCCGAAATTGACGGTTATCTGGTCGGGCGCTATGCCACGCCGTGGCCGGATACCCCGCGCATTCTGGTCGGCCGTTGCTGTGATATCGCCCGTTACCACCTGACGACAGCCCATCGGGTGATGTCGGACGAAATTCGCCTGCGTTATGAAGATGCCATGCGTTTTCTGGAAAAAGTGGCCGCCGGACAAATCAGCCTGGGACGGGCGGATAACGGGCAACTTATCCAGCCCACCCCGCAAATGGCGTTTGGCAGCAGCCCCCGCCAGTTCGGCCGTGATGCGACAGGCGGAGGTGCCTTTTGATCACCCAGATAGAACAGGCCATTTGTCAGCGACTGACTGACGGGCTGGGTAAGTTGACCCGTACCGTGACCAGTTACGGCGGGGAAATCGACGAGGATGTGGGGCGGATTGTGCGCGTGTTACCGGCGGTGTGGGTCACGTTTGGCGGTATCAGCAAAACCGAGCCATTCAGCGTGTCCAAACGCCAGTACAAACCGACCGGACAATTTGTCGTGATTGTCGGGGATTACAGCACCCGCAGTGAAGCGGCCTCCCGCCAGGGTGGCGTTAACGTCAACGAGGTCGGGTGTTATCGCCTGGTCTACGCGGTCAGGCGATTACTGACCGGGCAGGATTTGGGATTGAAAATCAATCCCCTGGTGCCGGGTCGTGTCCGTACCCTGTTTAATACGCAGGTCGCTGAACGGGCGCTGTCGGTCTTCGCCTGCGAGTTTGATACCCAATGGCTGGAGACCGCTCTGGCGTTGGGGGCATGGCCTGTCCAGACGGATGACCGGGCACACCCTGACTGGCTGTACAACGAATATCGGGGTCACCTGTCCAAACCCGACCCTGACCTGTTACGGGTGGGTATGCGTTACGACCCGCCCGGTATGGGATCACCCGATGATCCGGCCGATTTAGTGAATCTCAGGAAAAAGCCATGAATACATTAATGGTGACTGCCGCGACGGGGCTGCGTGTCCCGCTGGAAAACCAGTCGCGGCGCTACATTGAATCTGAACCCGTAACGGTGCCGGATAGCGCCTATTACCGTCGGTTAATCACGACGGGGGATTTAGTGCTGGTCGTTCCCACCACGACGAAGGTGGGTAAGTCGAGGAAACATGATTAGTTTTGATACTATTCCGTCCAGCATCCGCAAGCCGGGTAAGTATTTTGAATTTAATACCCGCATGGCCACCCGGACACTGCCGGGCAACCCGCAGCGGGTATTGATTATCGCACCGATGGGAGCGCAGGCGCAGGCGGCGGCACTGACCCCACTGGATATCTATTCCGATAATGAGGCCGCCCGCCAGTTCGGGGCCGGCTCACTGGCGCACCTGATGGCCCGTGCTGCTATTCAGGCCAACAGCTATCTGCAATTGCAGGTGATTGGCATTGAAACCGCCGCCGCAGGTAAAGCCGCCACCGCCACCTTGAGCCTGACCGGCGCTGCCACCGGCAGCGGTACCCTCTATTTATGGGTGGGTGACCAGCGCCTGGATATTGCCGTCGAGTCGGGTGACAGCCTGACAATCCTCAACAGCGCAGTGGTTGCAGCGGTTGAGGCGGCAACCGCATTACCGGTCACGGCCGCGACCCGCAATCAGGGCACTGACGAAACGCCCCGTTACGTCATCACGTTGACCGCCCGTCAGGCCGGGGAATTCGGTAATGCCATTCACCTCCAGGCCGGGTGTACCGCCAAAGGCATGGGTATCACCCTGTCCGGCATGGCCGGCGGTGAAAATGACCCCGACATTCAGCCGGCACTGGACGCCGTTTTTGCGGCCGGGCATCAAATCATTATTTCCCCCTTCAGTACCCAGACGGCCCTGCTGGCCCTGCGCACCCATCTGGATAAGACCGGCAATGCGATGGAGCAGCGCGGTGCCATTGGTGTCGCAGGCTGGACAGGCACTCTGGCAACGGGCACCACGCTGGCGGGGGAAATTAACGCTGGCCGTCTGACCCTGGGCTGGTATCCCGGTTCGGCAAAATTGCCCGCCGAACTGGCTGCCGCCTACGGTGCCGTGATTGCCAGTGAGGAAGACCCGGCCCGCCCGCTGAATACCCTGCCCCTGGCGGGTATGGATATTACCCCTGTAACACACCGCGCCAGCCGTAACGAGCAGGAAAACGCCCTGCATAACGGCCTGACGCCGATTGAGGTCGGTGCCGGGAATCGCGTGCAGATTGTGCGGGCCATTACCACCTATACCCGCAACGCCGAAGGGGTGGATGATATTGCCCTGCTGGATCTCACCACCCTCCGCACGCTGGATTACACCCGTAAGGCGTGCCGTGAGCGCATTTCACAGCGTTTTCCCCGTGACAAACTCAATGAGCGGACACGCCAGAAAGTGCGCTCTGAGTTGCTGGATGTGCTGCTCAAGCTGGAAGAGTCTGAGATTCTGGAAAACGTCGAAGCCAACAAGGACAAGTTAATTGTTGAACGCAACGATAAAGATCCGAACCGGCTGGATGCGGAAATTCCGGCGGATGTCGTCAATGGCCTGCACGTCTTTGCCGGCCGTATTGACCTGTATTTATAAGAGGTAACCCATGTTAGAAGAATATGTCGGCGCGATTGTGCTGGAAGTCGATGGCCGTGAAATTGAGGTCACCGATTTGGACGTGCAAATCAACACCGGGCGCAAGCTGGTCAAGACCATGAACAAAACAGGCCGGGCCAAGGGGTACACCTCCGGCATTGCCACCTATGACCTGTCGTTGTCGGTGGTCATTCCGCTGGAGGGTGATCTGGACTGGGGCAACCTGGTGGGCGTCAAAATCACCCAGTACCCGGTCACGGGTAAAGGGGGCCGCCGCACCTCGTATCTGGACTGTTTCACGACCGAAGTGGGCGCGAAATACACCGTCGATAATGAGGCCAAACGTGATATCAAAATGGCCGCATTACGGGAGGTCATCGAATGATAACCCAAACGGGCACGTTGCTGTATGGCATTGAACACGCTGACAGCGTGCACCATGAATTTCAAATCCGGCTGCCGACCATGCGCCAGAGCTATGCGGCGCTGGACGAAACCGAGTCCGTGTGCGGCACCATTGACGGGCATGCGGCGGATCTGCATTACCGGATGGCGGTGGTCGCCCGGTGTCTGGTCACGCTGGGCACCATTCCCGTCTCTGATATCACCACCGAATTATTGCTGGATCAACTGACCAGCGAGGATTTTGAGGTGCTGGAACAGGCCATTGCCGCCGTTAAAAAAAAGCGACAGCCGCCACCGAACGCCGCAGCGGAATAATGCTGGTCAGTATTGCCCTCGGGCAATACGGTCTCAGTCATGAACGCATCCTGGCCATGAGCCGCCCCGAACTGGACGGCTGGATTGCGGCATTAGGGAAACTACAGGGTGCGCCGGCCCCCAGACACAAACACCGCAAGCGGGTTAAATCCCTGCGTCAGAAACCCAGACAGTCAATAATACAACGGGGTTAATGTATATGGCACGTGATCTCAAAATATCCCTGGCGGTTTCGTTCCGTGATGCAGCATCGCAAAATATCATCAAACTGTTGCGGGATGTGGTCAAAGGCGCGGAGGATGCCGGCAAAGCCGCCGACAAGGCCGCCGAGCGTGAAAACCGTCAACAGAAGCAGCGCCGCAAGGCGTCACAGGCGATGACCGCCGAAGCGCGGCGCCAGGCCCGGGATGCCCGCGCCCGCGAAACGCTGGGCGTACGCGCTGAACGATCCATTCAGCGGGAAATCACCCGCACCATCGCCAGTTATAACCGGCTGGCCCGCAGCGAAACCCTGTCCATCGCCGAACAAAGCCGGGCCTATGATGCCATGCGCCAGCGTGTCGCCGCCCTGCGTAATGAAATGCAGGGCGTCAGCCGGCTGGCAAAGTTAGGGGCATTTGGCAGCAAAATGATGACCGTGGGCGGCGGACTGGTTGCGGGCGGGATGGTCGTGGCGAAGCCGGTCAAAGAACAGATGGGCTATGAACAACGGCTGGCGTACCTGAGTAATACCGCCTTTAATGAGCGGGATGTCGCCGGCCGCAAAGCGGGCAAAGCCGAGCTGCATAACATTATTCGTACGTCGGTTGAAACCGGGGGCGGCACCAAGGAGCAGGCCACTGAGTTACTGAGTGAAATGTTAGCCAATGGGGCATTCAGTTTTGATGAAACCAAAACGTTAATGCCCATATTACAAAAATATGCGACGGTCACCGAGGTCAGCGGTGCGCAGTTAGCCAAAGTTATCGAATCGCTTAAAGGGTATGGCATCACCAGCGCCGACGATATGATGAAAGCCCTGGATGCCGCGATCCGGGCAGGACAGGAAGGAGCATTTGAGTTTGCCGATATGGCCCGATGGTTACCGGAAATTTTGTCAAAATCCTATGAAAACGGCTACGCAGGCCTGGAGGAACTGGTTAAAATTCTTTCCTATACGCAAGGGGCGAAAAAAAATGCCGCCTCATCGGATGAAGCGGGCAATAACCTCGGCAACTTAATCGCTAAGTTAAACAGTACCGATTTATCCCGGCGGGCGGCCAGAATTAAATTTGATGGTTATGGTATCGATATTGCGAAAACCCTGGCCGATGCGCGGGGAAAAGGCATTGATCCGCTGGAAACCCTCGTCTTATTGACGGACAAGATCGCCGCGCAAAACCCGGAGTTACGCAATATAGAAAAAGCCCTGGCGAGTACAGACCAGAAGTCACCGGAATATCAGCGGTTATTACAATCGCAACAAAAGATATACGAAAGTTCGTCTATTGGTCGATTAATGGCTGACCAACAGGCCATGATGGCCCTGTTGGCGATACGTAACTATCGTCAATTCATTAGCGACGTTCAGGCGGATGTGCGCAAACAATTAACGCTGCCCAAAGGGCAGGGTGAAGGTGATATATCTTTTGCAGTCATTGCGGATGAGAATGAGTTTAAACTCCAGCAGGCTAAAAATGCCAAAGGCTTTGCTGAAATGAACGCGGTAAAACCGTTGTCAGCCGTCGTCGGGGATCTCTCGCAAAAATTCACCGAGTTAAGCAAAGAATTTCCGAACCTCACCACGGCGGCGGTCGGAGCCACCACGGCCATTGAGGCGATGACGGTCGCCGCCGTGGCCTTTGCCGGCCTGAAATTTATCACGGGCCGGAGTGGCATTCCCCCCGGCAGTACGGCGGCTTCAGGCGGCGGCTCTGGCGGCAGTGGCTCTGGTGGCCGGTTCGGGCGGGTGAGCCGCTGGCTGCGTACCTCGACCAGTGGCTTGACGGGCGGCCTGTCACGGCTGTTATCCACGCCAGCGGGTCGGGCCATTCCGGTGATTGGCACCGGGCTGGCGGCCTATCAGGGCACCCAGGATTTTCCCCTGATCCAGATCCAGGGCAAGGCGGAAAAACTGGCCGAAGTGCGCCAGCGTCTGGGACGGGAGTTAACCGAATTCGAAACCGCCTACTATGGCACGGCCGGGGCAAAAGACGCCTGGCATGATATTAAGTCCCTGTTTAGTCCCAGTGATGAACTGTCCATTAAAAAAGCCCCGGTGACGGTACAGGATGCCGAAAAAGCGGGAATTGTCAGGGCACCGAATACTAACCTGGTTCAAAAGCTCCCGGACAGTAAATCTCAGCCCCTGCCCCCGATCACATTTACGTCCCAATTACTGCTGGATGGCCGAACGCTGGCCGAAGTCATCAATGAGTATAACGCGGCTGACGCCGGGCGCGGAACAGGAGGATTATATCCATGAGCTGGCGTGATGACCTGCAAGACGCGGCCTTCCGTGGGGTGAAATTTGATGTCCTCAATACCCAGGAAAGTGTTGCCCGTGATCATGAAGACCATGAATACCCCTTTATTGATGGGGCCACCGTGATGGATTTAGGCCGTAAAGCGCGGAATTTCCGGCTGTCTGCGTTCCTGTGGGGTGACCGTTATAAACGTCAGCTGGATACCCTGATTAAGGCGCTGGACACGCCCGGCGCGGGCGAACTGATCCACCCGATTTATGGCTCTATTCCCCGGGCACACTGTATTGAGTACCAAATCCAGCATGAAGCCGAGGGGCCGGATAGTTGCAATGTGGAACTGGTTTTTCTGGAATCCACAACCGGCACTAAACTCCACGGCTCGGCACACCCGGAGCAGTTGGGTGACCGCCTGTTTGACCATATCACCGGGCTGACTGAGCGTGCGTCAGATTTGTTTGATCAGGTCATGGCACCGGTGCATAACAACATGCGCTATCTCGCCAAAGGCAAGGCGGCCCTGTCCGGTATGTTAAACACCCTGACCCTCATGCGCGGTGAGTTGGCTGGCGTGATCAGTCAGGGCGTGGATTACCTCAACTACCCCCGCGCGTTTGTCCATGATTTGCAGTCCATTCTGGATGTCCGCACCGGGGGCATCGGGGATTTACTGGATCTCAAATTCCCCGGCGTGATCAATTTGGGGCGCAGTGGGCGTGCCTCGGGTAACAGAGATTCATCGGGCGGCAGCGGTTCATCCGGCAGCCCGGCCTATTCCGCCCGTCAATCCGCCTCGCGCAGCCAAAATGAGGGCTATCTGCCGGGGACGGCAACCACGGCTGCTGTCCTCAGTCAGGGGGTCAGTGCGACAACATTGCTATCGGCCTGGGGGGACAGTATCGCGGTCATACACCAGTTAACCGCCTTGCCTGCGGCGCTGGTTCAGCGTGATATAACGGCCCCCGTCCCCATGCCGGTGGATGCCAGCCTGGAGGATGTCCGCGATCTGAGCGTGCTCTGTCAGGTCATGGCCGCCGGTGAACTGGCGGGTCTGACCACCGCGATTTTATCTGATGAGGTACAGCCTGACCAATTATCGCCGGATGATATCACCCGCATCGTCAATACCGTCAGGGCTGCCATTCTGACTGCGATAGCTGAGGTGCGGGCACAATACCAGCCCAGCACCCAGCGTATCAGTGAAGACAGCGAGCCAGTGGGGTTATTGTGGCGTGACGTGGTGTCCCAGTTGAAACACATTGCCCTGGAATTGCAGACCCTGGCGATCATCGTCATGAACCGCCGCCCGCCGTTAACCCGCCGCACGGTCACCACGTCAACCACCAATTTGCACTTGCTGGCGCATGAATGGTACGGCGACTATGGCCGCGCCGCCGAACTGGCCCGCCTGAATCCGTGGTTACGTGACCCGAACGCGATTAAAACCGGAGATATCCTCAATGCCTATACCCGATAAGAAAGCCGTACCATTCGAGGATAAACCTGTGCTGTTATTGAACGGCCAGGCCCACAGTGACTGGCAGCACTACCGTATCGACAGCGATTTTCTGAAGGCCACCGATGCCTGGCAATTATCGCTCGGCCTGCCTGATGGGGTATTCCCGGTGGATGCGGTACGCGGTGCGCCGGTCAAAGTGAAAATCCGGGACACGGTGATTTTGTCCGGCCGGGTGGACAGCGTGACGCGGGACGTTTACCGCCGGGGCGTCACCCTGAGCTTGAGTGGCCGCGATGACGCCGCCATTCTGGTGGATTGTGCCGCTCCTGTCTTTAGTGCCCGCCAGTTAAATCTGGATGAAGTGATTGCCAGCATCGTCCGCCCGCTGGGCATCACCCGCATTCGTATTCAGGCGAGTGACATGACACGGAATGACCGGATACATATCGAACCCGGCGAACGGGCGTGGGATACCCTGGCAAGAGCCGCCGCCGCGCGCGGCGTCTGGCCGTGGTTAGATCCCGACGGGACACTGGTCATTGGTGGCCCGGACTACAGCAGTCCCCCCGTGGCGGATCTCATCCTGCGCCGTGATGGCCGGGGCAATAACCTGATTTCGTTGTCAGACATGCGCAATATACAGGGCTGTTTTTCCGAATTAAT